TATTTCTTGTACTGCAGCATCAGGCGCTCCTTCATTATCTTTATAAGTCAGTATTATTTTTTCGGTATCGCTTTGGCCTTCTAATTCAGTATTAACCCAAAATTCTCCCGTCGGGTTATAATCTAAGTAAATAAATTTTGAAGTTCTTATTGCCAATTGCTGATAAGCTTCAAAGCCGTCCGGTATATTATTACATTCATTCACAAATAAAACGTGCCTACGGCTACCCCTTAATTTGGATGGGTTGTCTGCACTAAAAAATTCTATCCAAGAACCGTTAGAAAAATTGTAGGTCATCGAAGAACGGTTGTAACTTTCTTCCTTCCAAATTGTAGTCCATTGCATTATCTTTTTAAAGTCCCGTATTACCCCACGCTTTAAATGTGGAACAGATTCAGACACAATGCTTATTTCACTATTTGGGGTTATTATAGCATAGTTAATTAGTAAAGGCAATATAGAAAAGGTTTTAGATGACGAAGTTCCACCTTGTACAATTCTAACCCGTTTACGTAATCTCGCTATCTTCGTCTGGGCCGTGGTCTGTAATAACATCTATGTCAAGTTGTTTAAAAATAGGCTGCTCCGCTTGGCTTAATTCCATTGTTTGTCTAACTGCTCCGTAAAGGGAATCCATAAGGGCCTTGTAAGCCGCTACGTCGCCTTTGTGCATCTTATTAATCATTGCTAGCGTACCTAATGCTTCTTGCGATAACATTTGATATTCTCCCGTTATAGGGTTTTTTAGGTTTTGCGTAACCTCCATAAATTCCCGTACAACCGTGGCCCTGTTTTTAGAACCTTTGGGCCGGCCTTTTCCTAGCGTGTTCCCTTTTTCAAAAGGTTTTAAATTTTTGTTGTTCGCCATGTTATTCTCATGTTTTTTTTGGTTGCTTTACGTTTTTGGGGCTTATATTTTCAGCCCTACTCTTTGCCCTTTGTACCTTTTTTTTATTTAACCTTGACACTTCTTCTTTATATGGGTAACAATGTTTTAATTGAGCTAAAGTGTAATAAACTATTGATGCCCTATAAAATTCTTCTTTATACGGTTTTAAAGGCATCACGCCATGTATTTCTTCTTGGCCCTTAAAGATGCAAAGTGCGCCGTCAGACTGTTCTAATGCTATTTTATATTCAGGCAATACAAGTTCTCCACCTGAACAAAATTCTTTTAAAATAAGGACGTTACTAAAAGACCCTTTTATGTTTCCTGTGTCAGTATGGTATTTAATAGCGTGATTGACATTGATATTTGCCGTGGTGTAAGGCGTGTCCGTTAACCTGTAGTCTTCATCTACTAAATCCCTAGCCGTTTTTAAATCTTTTTCGTACAGTTCGGGTAAGTGTTCTTTGTATATTTTACAGAGGGTATCTTGAAAAGAAAACAGTTTGTTAAAATTTTGCTTTTCTTCGATTGTTTTATTGCTGAATCTGCAAAAATCATTTCTTAAAGCTATTCTAGGCAAAGCACCAAAAACGCTTGACTTTGTTGGTAATGCTTTGTGTGTTCTATAAGTTTCGACATACTTGGTTGTCTTAGCTGATTCCCTGACAGGTTTTAATATTTCTTTGTCTACATTGATATAAATGCCTATACATTCGCCTTCATAATAAAACGCTGTATCTTCTTTAATGACAGTATCAAAATGCTCTTTTTTTGGTGTTGACTGTAATAAGCCTTTGCAATTTTCGTATTTCGTTAAATTATATTTTTTCATTCTCAATAATTTTATAGATCAAAGCCCTGTAGTCTTCTGCTTTATACCTATTTAAAAGAACATCTAACTTTTTAACTACGCTTTCAAATTCAGAAGTTTCAAATGGGATTGTTATATTTTTAATTTTAGCATCTAAAAACCTGTTTAGTTTTTCTTCTGCAGTGTCTAAACTATAATCATTAACATTGCTGACATCTTCTTCGGGTTGCCATATATCCAAGCCCCAGTCTTTTAATTCAATATTATCCCAATTATTAGCCAAAGCGTCCCAATCCCATTCTCCGAAGCCTGAATTATCTTTTATAATAAATTCATTTTGTTTTTCTTTGCTCCAACCTTCGGCAATATCTATCCATATTTCGCTTTTTCCGGCCTCCTTAGCGGCTTTTAGCCTCATGTTACCGCCTAACACCTGTAAGTCTTCATTGACCACTAGGGGGCGTTTTTCAAGCATTTCAGGAAAATCAATAATTGACTGTACTAAAAGCTTAAACTTTCCGTCCCTAATTACCCTTGGGTTATCTGGGTGGGCTTTTATCTTATTTATCTTTTCTAACTTCTTCATCTTTGTAATCTTTATAAACTTCTTCAACTGTTCTAATCATTGTCATAACACAAGAGCCGCAACCTGACCCGCCTGTTTTAACCTTAAATATCCTGTCATGTATTTGCCTAATTGGCTTTTGGTGTTTAATACCGTCTATGTTTCCATTAACCGTCCAAGGGGGGTTATTAAAAAAGGTATCTAAAAATTCAAATTCGCCTTCTGTTAAGCATTCGGGTTTCTTTTTACCTATTGGATATTTTTTATTCCAAGCTTCACGCCGTGCATCACATCCGCAATCTTTACCAAAGGCATCAAAAATGTATTTGGTAGCTTTATCAATTCCAAAAACCTCGGTAAACTTAGCGACCACATCGCCCAAGCCTTCTATCTTATTCTTTGCCATAGTATTTATCTCTTAATTCTTTATTAATTCTTTCTTTGCACCTTTTAACCGTTTTAAAGACTGTTACATGACCAAGCTTAGTATCTTTTGAAAGTTGTCTAATTGTTTTAAACTCGTAGCGATAGGCATTAAATAATAGCTTGTCAAACTCGTAGAAAGTCGAAACCAATTTGTCTATAGATTCTTTTATGTCTGTATAATCCGGGATTGGGGTTGTACTTATATTGTTTGGAATTATTCGGTCATGAATTGCTATTGCGTGTTTTAAAGGGTCGGTTGTTACTTTGCTATCATTTATCATTATTGACCGAAGGGTTAAATAAAAATAGGCTTCATTAATATTTTTATTTGGGTTAGCCTGTAAACGCTTTAGCAAAGAATAATAAGCCGCTTGGACTACATCTTCGGCGTAACTTTTATTGTCTTTATTTAACCAAGCCTCACAATATGTTTTCCATTGCTGATGCTTACGGGCTAAAATTTCTATTTTTTGATTTGGGGTCATTAATTTAGGCGGTTAAGTTCTTTGTATTTTTCAATTACTTCTATTAAAAAAAACCTGTCCCATTTGTACCCAGTCTGTTTACTTAGTGATATTTTTTGCTGTAGGGATTCAACTCGATCTAAACCAATACGGTTTATTAATTCTTGTTGGTATGGAATAAGGTTACCGGATAAAAAGTAATTACACTTTTTACATTGGCCGTTAACATTATCTTCGTTAAATCTTGTTATTGGATGATTGCCCGCTGAATGAAAATGGCCGGCCTGTAGGGTGGTATATTTACCGCAAGAAATACAAGGCAAGTTTTTGTCCCGTTCCCTGATGTATTTGTGAAAATGTCTAACCGCAGTTGCCTTTAATTGGCTTAGGGTTTTATTATTATATTTTGATAAATTCATGCTTCGCTTTTATACGAACCATGCGGCACTTCAAATCTCTGACAATGTTTTCGGTTAGACAAATAAAGTAATTAACTATAGAGGCTAGTTATCATTAAAAAGCAAAAGCCCCGCGAACCAATACGCGAGGCCTAAGCCAACTAACTAAACACATGAAAAAAACTATCTTAAAAAGGTAAATCGGTGTCTTCGGGTGGGAACTGAGCGTCTATTGCTGCTTTTACTTCTTTTTGGTGGTCGGTAACTATTCTTTCTATTCCAATAAAAGTAGTTTGATTAAAATACTTTTCTCCTTCGGGGCTATCCCATTTGCGGCCACCTACTGCAAAGCTAAGGTCTACGTCTTCTTGTTCATTATAATTAACAAAGTTATCCGCCTTGTCCCCTAAAACGTCAACCGTTAAATATTGTTCGTAATTGTTTTCAGTCCAAGTAAATACTACTTTTCTAACTTTAAAATTTTTCGCCCCTTTTTCTTCGGTTGGGTTAATTTTTACAATTCTACATTTTTGTTTTAATATCATTTTTTCTATTTATTTAATTATTACTTGTTCTTGCATTGGTCTAAATGGTTGTTGATACCTTCCAACGTGAAAACCTGTTATCGGGTTTAGGCTATGATTCCAAAAGTCATAGGGTAAATCTTTTCTTTCTATCATTTTTACTTTCATTGTTTAATCGTTTAAATAAGCTGTTTTACATTCATTTGAACAAAATTCTTTTTCGCATTCATTACCACAAAAAAGACATTCATTTTCTAAAATTTCAGGTGGGTTTAATTCTCTATCTGGTAAGTAAAAACTCATTTTATAAAGAAGAAATTATATTATCTATTTTGTATATATGTTTTTTGACTGTGCTTTTAGTTAGTTCAGATAAGCCAAGATTTAAGTCATTTATTAGCTTATTCTTTTGGTCTATTAATTCTTGGTATTTTTTATTAATTATTTCAATTCTTTCTTCTTCGGTTGTTATTCTATAAACAGCATTGTATTTGTTTGACCTTTTACTTAGCCTTGACCCAACAATTTTTATATAACCTGAATTTCTTAGTTCTGTAAAGCGTGGACTAATTTCATTACTTTTAAATGAATACTTTTCACAAATTTCTTGGGGCGAAACAATACCAATAGCCTGTATTAATTCATAAATATACTTACGCCTTTTTGGTAGTTTGTCTTGTATTTCTTTAAAGGCTGTATTTCTGTTTAGTATTGTAGTTTCCATTTTATTTATTTTTATTTGTTATTGTTGGTAATCCGCTCCAGTCGGATAAATACTCGATAGTTAAGTCCATCGGTGCGCCGCAATCTTCATGCTCACAGTTAAAATTGTCTTC